TTTTTGCGGGATGGCGTTATCATTAGCTCATACGCTTCACGGCGATAATACTTTTTCAGCACGCCACCGCAATGGCATCCGTGATGATAAATAAATCCATATTTTTCGAGCGTTTCATTCATCGCCAATATATTTATCAATTATTGAATTAAGTCCAATCACTGCAATAATAACGGGTATCATCGAAAGCGAAATGCCCCAAATGATAGCGTGCAATATAACCCCGTACAACCCCCCCATGCATGTAAGACATTCAAACAATGGTGACCGCATCACAGCGGGCAGGGAACGACGGAAAAACACACCCATAAATCCGAATATCATCCCCTCCCTCATCGAAACATGAACGGCGGTAATAATCAGCGATAATATGATAATCTTTTCAATCATAGCACAAATATATATAACATTATTGATTTTTAAATATATCCCTGAAATTTTTATGCAAAAAATATCTGAAATTATCCAACATGTCGGCAGCCTGACCCGTTTTATCACGGTTATTCTTAACAATCGTATTATCAGCGTTAGCCTTGCAATTCAGAGCATCTTCAATGAACGGCTTGCAATTTTCAGCATCAACAATAAATGGCTGAATTTCAAGTATTGAATTACACAACATCCGGGAATCCTTCAGCGGAGGATTTGCGCCCGATACCTGAATTTGTCCTTTTGAAAGATTCAGCGTGTTTTTTATTATCTGGTAATTGTCAAGGATGTTAACCGTTGTACGGCTTGCACCAGAAGCATCACCATTAACGACAAAGAAAGCACCCGGGTACAGTTCTAATATCTCATTACAAAGCCTGTAAATCGTACCGTCGTTTATTTTTATCGAACGAACACCCCGGATTATATTGTCATAAAATTGCCAAACGCTGCACGTTATCGGCTCACGGTTGAAGTCAAAGGACAGATATGTAACCTGATGCGGATTCCATTCCACCTTCCCGATGTGTCGCAGCGAGTTGAAAGCAAACAACCATCGACCATCCTCTGAATCGAAATCATCCCATGAACCCTCAACAAACTGTTTTCGATATCTTTCGGCCATCTTCCCCCATCCAGTTTTTTGGTCATCTGTTACAAAAAGGTTATCAGAGGGTAGCGCTTCCATGAAAAGCGTATCGCTGTCAAGTGTTCCGTTTTTGAAAGGTTCATAAAAGCGTTTTTTCAGCCATCCCTGCGATGGGTTGAATGAACCAAAAATCAACCCACGGGGCATCTTGTCAATGTACCATGAACCGGTACGCTCGATTGCTTTTTCGAACATCTTTTCTGACAACTCTTCCATTTGCTCAAGAAAAAAGCCGTTAACCTCAAGCCCGAGAAACTTGTTCAAAAACGGGTCAATCGTTATATTCTCTCCCCTGAAAAAAATCTTTGAGCCATTTGTATGTGTTACATGATAATTTGATTTATCCCTGTACCATTTCCAATCAGGAGAACCGGTTATAATTTTTTCAAAGGATGGAACTGTGGTCGTTTCGATTGACGGCATATCTTTACGGACCACACACCAACGAGAGCCGGGAAAGATTTTGCACAGTCTTGTAAGGATGAATAGGATTATGTATGTTTTACCCCCACGAATGCCACCACCATAAAACAGGAATTTGAAGTGGTTAGCCGCCTGAGCCGCTGCCATTGACAGCATAAAGAATTTGTGCTGCTTTTCATTCTGTGTCAGGTCAACGCTATATCTCGATTTCTGTTCCATCTGGCAGGATTGCTTTTGGTTGACTGTTCAAGCTTTCGTTATTCGTTGTTACATCCGTGTAATTCTGCTGTAACTTCTTATGCTCAGTATCGGTTGATGTTAATTTGTACAATGCCATCTGTAATGTTGCGTTATCAGATTTGAACCATTTCTTGCGAAGCGATACCTTTATTTCGATTTTATTCTTATCAATCAAATCGCTTAACTCGTTAAATTCGTCAGAACCAACGGGGAAGTACGTGTAATAAGTTGGTTTTGATACTGCCAAATAAGCGCATACATCCTCAATGAAAATCAGCTTATATTTCGGGATGATTTCCTTTGCTTTTTTGAATAGTATGTTTTTGTCGTATGCCATTTTATTCGTCCTCCTCCTGTGTTATCTCGTCCATATACGATAGGTCCAATTCGGGGTAATTTTTCTTTATTTGTTTTGGGTCGCCCTTGTAAAATACTAATACATTTTGGTGTTGTTTACCGATTTTACGACCTCCATTAAAATACTTACCTGCTCTCATTGGAAGATTGCCTAAATTATTTACTAATATCATTTCATTATAAAGTAAAACTCCTACGTCTATAAATGCCTGTATTGTATCGCTTACAAAATTTTGATAAAATCCTTTCTTATCTCTTACGTCTCCAACAACAAATACCGCAAATCTATTGTTTTTTAATAAAGTGCATGATTTGCGTATAATTTCACGATAAACAGAAATAAACTCTTTGTATGGCATGTTGCTTATATCTTCTTTTGCATCACTATATACCTCTAAATCTGCATAAGGTGGGCAGCTAAACAATAAGTCTGCTTCATATCCTTCTGCAATAATATCAATGTTCCGAGAATCGCCACATGTCCAAGTTGGATATATTTCAGCATCTTTTAATACTTCTTTTGCATTAATGCGATTGGCTTCTATTTGCTCGCTTCGCAAATCATTGCCAAAATACTCATAACCTAATTTAGCGGCTACAATTCCACGAACCGAACCACCTGCGAAACAATCAAGTATCTTTCCGTTTGGTGGATTAAACCATTTGTATGATAATTCGCAAAGTACAGGGTCAAAAATAGATGTACCACAGCTTACATCGTAGTTGGCTTTATATTCGTAATCGTAATCTTTTATATTTGCAAGTCCTAATGAATTATTACGTCTCCCTATTTCACTCTTGATACCTAATGACAACCAATAATTTTTTCTTTGTTGCCAAATACCCTGCTTTGTATCAAGAACCGAGAATGGTGGAATAATAAACCGTTCAGATAGTGTTTTTGTTTGCTCCTGTTCCATTCCCGCTTCATCAAACACAGGCACATCAAGCCCCCAATCTTCCAACAATTCCGCGTCCCATTCGTTCGCCAGCGTTTCCCAATCCCACTCACCGAAGCCAACATTATCTTTTATCATAAATTCCGCCCGTTTCTCCTCTGTCCATTCATCAGCCGTTACGACCCACGAATCTGGTATGTCCTTGTATTTCAATTCCTGCAACGCCCGCAGGCGCATATTACCGCCGAGCGGATACAGGCGACCATCAACGTGGTCGGTAACGCAAACAATTGGGCGTTTCTCCATCATTTCTGGGAACTCCTCAATGGAACGCACCAACTTACGGAATTTATCATCACGGATTATTCGTGGATTTTTTGGGTTTGCTTTCAGTCGCTTTATATCCATACGTTTTTTCGATAATTTTTTCACAACAAATATACACAAAATCATTCATATTCCAATAATTAACACGATTTAACACTTTTTTTTGCGTTTTTGTCGAAAACATGTTTTATAACATATAAAATAACTTGCGTAATAAGCAACAAAGTATTATATTTGATTATCAATTTAAAAACAATAACAATTATGAAAGCAACTATTTATTTAAACAACGAAGTTATTTTTTCAAGCAATTCCATTTCAGCAAAAAAACTTGAAAAAGTTGAAAACGAGTTAAAGCTGCAGCATGGCTGCATGCTGATGGCTGACAGAGTGAAAAAAGGGTTTAAGGTGTTTACATCGAAATAACTCATTCTCCGCCGGTGTACACTTAACCGTTAACCGGCGACAAATTACTAACAAATAAAAATTACATTTATGAGAACAACAAACGGATTTAAATATAGCATTAAAAAAAGTATTTTAACGCTTGAAATACCTAAAGACATGGGCGTATATTCTAAATGCGTTCAGGATGCGAAGATTGAATTATGTTTGAATGAACAAATTTATTTTACAGAAATAAAAACAATTAAAGCTGCCATACCGGATTACGGCGACAAATTACTAACAAATAAAAAATTATGACGCAAAAAAAATTGACAATCACAGACACACTTCGCACAATGTCAGCGGGTGAAATCATGGAATTTACACATGATGAGGCAAGCCCCGCCGTACTTCGGGAATTGGGGCGCAAAATAGGCAAATTCTCCGTGCTTGGGGTGCGGGGTGAAAAATCAACTATCGTTAAACGAATAAAGTAAGAAAATCATGAAAACAATCATTTCAGATGACCAAAACACAATTGAAGTAAACGGGCGTATTTTTGAGGCTCAAAGAACGAATTTGGGCTGTAAT